GACGTTTTTAATGCATTTAGCTGGTATGGTGCAAGTCCTTTGCGTCTATTTAGATCCCATACATCACCAATTATGTTTTGGTTTATTTTATTAATGTTTGCCTCTTTTAACATGCGTTCAGTAACTAAGTTTTTCTGTACCTCTTTCGCATTGTCTATTTGAATTTTCTTTGCTTCCGCATCTAGGTATCCGCTTACTATTCCGCCCAAATCGAATTGGGGTGCTTGTCCTTGTGGTACTGATGCACTTGGTGTTGATATACTTCCTCCTTGTGCAACTGCTCCATTTCCATATACTAAATTAGGATTAAGTCCAGCTTCCTTGAGTCTTTGCATCTGTTGTTGCGGGCTATTATACTCGTTTTGACGTCTCCAGTTCTCCCTTGCAGTATCTACTTCCCATTGAAACATCTTTTCCGCTTGTCTGCGGTTTGCTCTGTGCATTGTTCCAGTGCTTACTGCGTTTATGCCTTGGCTTGCTGCGTTTAGGGCCGCTACTGTTATACTTGGGTCTGTTGTTGGCATTGTTTGTTTATTTAAGTGTAAATATATTGTTTTTTTATTTGCTCTAATAACTTTTCGCAAATCTGTTTTTTTTGACACTCGGGTGTAACTTTTACCGGTTATCCCTCCCTCGTTGTCGTCGTACCTCCTCCGCCTCTGTCAGTCTGTCCCGGTAAGTGTTTTCCCCTATGGTGTCAATTAGCACTAATATATCAAGGGAATTAGTGCTAATATGTGTTTTTTTTGCATTCCGCTATTCGCTCCATTATTTGTGTTTTTTCCTATTGTTGCTCTGCCGAGGGCGGATCTCAAAAAAAGCAGATTATAAATCTGCTTTTTCTTCGATCTGGTTTTTAGGTTGGTTTTCTTGTATTTGTTGGTTTTCCTGAATTTCTCGAATTTGATTTTTTGCGTATTCCATGTACTCCTGGCGATCTGCTAAATCCATATGTCTGGGATCCGGAGTGTAATCCTCTCCCTCATATATTGGTACTTTTCCTGATTCAATTGGTAGTCCTTTTGCATAACGCGTTAAAATTTCGCGTATGCTCATAGTTTGGTCAGGTACCGTTTGGCTTGGTTTGTTGTTAATTTCACCTTTCTGGATTTTGTAATTGTAATTTAATGTGTTTGTAACATTAAATTTTTGTTCTGTGTTCATGGTTTGTTTTGTATTTGTGTTTATCAAATATATGTTCATCTGCACTTGCTTTTTTCGACCAGTATTCTGGATCTTTTGATGTCTCTTCTATTATCTGCTTTTCCATTTTTTGGCGGGTAAAGAATGCCACCCGCTTCCGTTCCATCTCTGTATATATTTTGTCCTTGTAGTAACGGGGCATGGCTATTTTCTTTCCGTCCTCTAGGTTACAATAAAAGCGATTTTCAAGATCATTTTTGTGCCATTTTACCATTTTTTTTGACATGTAATTTTTGCCTAATCCTTTACTCATTAATGAAAATTCCCTCTGTCTGTCATCGTTAATATGCATTGGAATTTTCTTTTCTTTATTTATATACTTTAAGGTGTATCCGGTACTGGCTTCTGTTACTTGTCCATAGTGAACATGACCTAGATCCCATGCTGGAGAAATGAAATTAATGTTCGCCCCAAAAAGTATAATATGGTAATGCGGACGAAATGTTTTGCTTCCATATTCTCCACACGCATAATAACGGATTTTAGAATTTTTTCCATGTCTTTTTCTTAAACGTTTAAAAAATAGTTGCAAATCTCTTTTGTCTAGGTTCATGTACCCTTTCTTAGTTATTGGCACTTTTAGAGTATCATAAGTTAGGGTTATAAAGTGAGCGGATTCGGATATTTTGTACTCTTGCATTAAACGGAAAGACCATCCCGACGTACGTCGTTTTTTACAATTTGGGCATTTTCCGCATGGTACTTGTATCGTTTGTCCGCTTACTTTATGTTTTATCCCTAATGGTGTAATACACGACATTAAAATGTCGGTGTGCCGTATTTCGGCATTTTACGAATTGCAGTTACCTTATTTAGTACATGTGCCAAGATTTTTTGTACTGAAGGATCTTCTACTGCAAATACACGATTGGTTGGATCACATTCAATGAATTGCTGATTTAGTTGTGGATCTGTTGAGAATATACGTCCCATGTGCCAGTAGTTGAGTGATGTTTTAAAATCTCCCGCAACTCGGTTGTTTTCGAATTTATACTCTGCATATCTTGGAACATAACCAAAAGTTCCATCAACATCACTATGATCTGCATATACTTCTTTATTTAATACTTCCTGTTCTCCAATATGTGCAAATGTTGGCCAAAAATATTGGAATGGATCGTCAATTTTTGACCATTTACGATGAACTCCTTGTTGATATGCTGTTTTTGGCATAATTGAAATAATACCTACTACGAATCCATGTTCTTCGCAATAATATGTACCGAATTTTCCGGTGGCGACTCCTACTCCATGTCCTGCCATGTTTCCTTGAGGCAGTTCGCCGATTGTTCCTGTTGTATTCAATACTTCGCTGATAACTACTGGTGACTTGACTCCAGTAATATATTCGGGACGTTGTAATCTTGCATCGGATGATTTTACTCCGAAGTGTGCAAGAATATTTTCTACATAACGAGTACCCGCACGAGCATTTTTTTCGAGCCACTCTTGCAATCTGTAGGCACGACGTAAATCGTTAATCGTTGTAGGTTGTACTTCTAAAGTTCCTTCTGGATCATATGCAAGAGGTGCAAGTGCTGATCCTACGTTAATATTTGGGCTACCTGGAACTACTGCAGTTTGTTGAATGTCTCCAGTTGGTCTTCCCAATACAGAATCTCTAAAAGTTGGATTTCCTGGTAATGTGTTCCAGTTTGGATCTAGTTCTACTTTTCCTAAAGGAATATCTACTGCTGCGCCTTTCTGTGCCCATGGCAAACATGATGTAAAATAATCATGTTCCCAAGCTCTGCGACGCAATTGAAAAAGATCGGAATTTGGAGTATTGTCTGCGTCCGTTAATTTATAATTAACTGGTGCTATTAAGTTTTGATCACGATAATACTCATTATATACACATTGATAAGCGGCAAATGGAAATGCGTTTACTCTTAATGCGTTTGATGTAGTTATTTCAGGAAGTCCCATATAATCCATTAAGGGATTGTTTGTGTATGTATTTGAATCTAGATCAATCCATGGGTGTTTTCCTGTAAATGTTTCATCGTTTACAATCCACTTTTGCCAGTTATCCCATAAAATACGATTTGGCACAAAGAAATAATGGATTGATACATCACATCGGTGCATCATTGGTGCAATTAGTGGTTGAAACCTGATTAATGATTCAGCAGCAATTTGAAATTTATCTCCGGGTACTGCTTCTGTCATCATAATGGGTACTAATTGTCCCATGTTCATTGATAGTTTGACGTCATGCGTCAAGTCGAAAGCATTCGACTTTGGTTGTGTCAGCTTGATGCTGTTAAATAGATTTTTCGCCATCTTGTTTGAATTGTTTTGCTTTTTCTACCATCCACTGCTGAAATTCCAAAATGTCTGTGTATTTAAGACTCTGGTTTTTTTCTTCGTTTAGGTAAACCATAAAATTGATTAATGCACTTGTTGTCGTTTTGAAGAGTTCATCTTCTGTGAATTTTTTTCTCATAGCCGAATTCCTCCACGACTTACATAATATGTGCGTTTTACTTTACTGCCTCGTTTTTTGCGTCCATAGGCTCGACGGCTTCTGCGTTTGTACATGTTTATTTGTTTTATTGATTATTAAAATGGGAATAACTTTCCCAATACACCCTTTATTACATCACTAACGATCCGAGGATCTTGTCCAGAATTAAGCATTTTTTGCAATTCTGATTGTAAATCTCTAAAATTTATTTGACTATCGATATTTTTCATGTTCCTATCTATCATCTCGATATTTCTCTTTAATTGCAACAACTCGAATTGATTCATATTTTTATTTTGATACTCTTTTTGCAATGTGTTTTGCAACTGCATTGCAGTGTCTTGTACAACTTTTCTTATGTTATAGGGTTGCAATTGAGCCTGTCTTGCGTTGCTATCTATAATCATTTTTGTCTGTGCTTGTACCTGTGGAATTTGTGTCCTTGTCAACTCTGTTCTCGCGTTTGTATTCTGTATATTAGCAAGTTGTTGATCAATAGACGTTTTTAATGCGGTTAGCTGGTATGGTGCAAGTCCTTTGCGTCTATTTAGATCCCATACATCACCAATTATGTTTTGGTTTATTTTATTAATGTTTGCCTCTTTTAACATGCGTTCAGTAACTAAGTTTTTCTGTACCT